AAGCACGGTTTGGGCAGACCGCTGAGCTGCCCTTCTCAAGTTTCCCCGGCATCGGGACCTATTTCTCATGACCTGGCGCGACGCAGCACTGGAGCACGCCAAAGCGGAAGACCCGCGCGAAGCCTGCGGCCTGCTGGTGGTCCTCAAGGGGCGGCGGCGCTATTGGCCGTGCAGCAACCTGGCCACCGGCACCGACCAGTTCATCCTCGACCCGCTGGACTTCGCCGCAGCCGAGGACGCTGGCGAAATTGTGGCAGTTGTCCACAGCCACCCTGTCACCCCGCCGGTGCCCAGCCAGGCCGATCTGGTGGCCATCGAGCGCTCTGGGCTGCCCTGGCACATCGTCAACCCCAAGACCGAGGCATGGAGCAGCAAGCTGCTGCCAAGCGGCTACAAGGCGCCGCTGATCGGCCGCGAGTGGGTCTGGGGGCTGACGGACTGCTGGACGCTGACGCGCGACTGGTACGCCGAGCACGGCCTGCAGCTGCTGGACTGGGCGCGGCCGCTGACACCCGAGGAGTTTGAGGCCCAGCCGCTGTTCGATCAGTATTGGCGGGATGCTGGCTTTCGCGAGCTGGATGACGACGAGCAGCTGGAGCCGGGCGATGGGGTGTTGATGAGCATCAGCGGCCCTGGGCTCAACCATGTCGGCGTCTACATCGGAGAGCAGCTGGTGCTGCATCACATCAGGGGCCGGCTCAGCAGCCGTGATCTCTACTCGGCCTGGCTGCAGAAGCAAACCGGCCGCCGGCTTCGGCACTACGATGCAGGGAGGCTAGAGCTGGCGTGATGCTGCGCACCATCCGCATCTACGGGCGCCTGGCAAAGTTCCTGAAGCGCCGCGTGTTTCGCGCCGAGGTGGCCAGCGCTGCCGAGGCTGTGCGGTTCCTGCTGGCCAACTTCCCGCAGCTGGAGCCCGAGCTGGCCAAGGGGCACTACCGCGTCAGCGTGGGCGGCTATGACCTGGCCGAGAATGAGCTGCACGCACCGGCCGGCCAGCAGGAGATCAAGATCATCCCGGTGGTGGCTGGTGCTGGCGCAGTGGGGCGGATCATCGGAGGCGTGGCGCTGCTCGCTGCAGCCATCTTCATTCCCGGCTTTGCAGCCTGGGCGGGGCCGACAGCGTTCAGCTTGATCGTTGGCGTCGGCGCAAGCCTGGTGCTTGGCGGTGTCTCGCAGCTGCTGACGCCGGTGCCCACCATGTCGTCGGGCTCCACCGCTGACACTTCTAAGGACCCGCGCAAGTCCTACAGCTTCAGCGGCATCCAAAACACCAGCCGCCAGGGGCTGCCGGTGCCGATCTGCTACGGCGAAATACTGATCGGCTCGGTGGTGATTTCGGCCGGCATCGACATTGACCAGGTGACGGGATGAGCAGGATCGTCGGCGCTGGTGGTGGTGGTGGGTGCTTTCTCGGGCACACGCTGATCCGCACGCCTGATGGCCTGCGTGCCATTGAGACGCTGCAGCCTGGCGATCAGGTGATCAGTTTTGACGACCAGGGTGTGCTGCACCAGGCCAAGGTCCTCAAAGTCCACGAACACGAAAACGAGCGCGTGGTGCGCTACCGGCTGTGGGGCGGTGCGGTGCTGGATGCCACCCCCAACCACTGGGTGCTGAACCAGTTCAACGCCTTCGTTGAGATCGGCACGCTCGGCGCCGACGACTGCCTGGTGGATGAGAACAACCACTTGCGCCCCATTGTCGAGCGCACTGAGCACGGACGCGGCACGGTCTACAACCTCACCGTTGAAGGGCATCACACCTTCATCGCTGGTGGCGTTCGCGTCCACAACGCTGGCTTAGGGCCTGGCGTTATCGCTGGCGCCGGCGGCGGAATGATGGGCCAAGTAAAAGGCGGCGGCGGCGGCGGCAGCACCCGGACCCCAACCGAAGCAGGCGACAACCTCAACAGCACCGCCTACGCCAAGCTGATCGACCTGCTTTGCGAAGGGGAGATCCAAGGGCTGCGCGATGGCTTGAAGTCGATCTATCTCAACAACACGCCGCTGCAAAACCCGGACAACACTTACAACTTCCAGAACGTCACCGTCATCACCCGCAACGGCACGCAAGCTCAGAGCTACATTCCCGGCTTTGATGATGTCAGCGACGAGAAGGGTGTTGGCGTCACGGTGCAGCAGGCCACGCCGGTGGTCCGTTCAATCACGGACACCACGGTCAACGCTGTGCGGGTCACCATCACGGTGCCGGCATTGCAGCAGTTCAACGACCAGGGCGACATCAACGGCACTAATGTGCGCCTGCAGATCGCCGTTCAATACAACGGCGGCGGCTACACCACCGTCATAGATGACACCATCGCCGGCCGCACGGCTGACTCCTATCAGCGCGACTACCTGGTGAACCTCAGCGGCGCGTTTCCGGCTGACATCAAGGTGACGCGCATCACGGCCGATAGCGGCAGCGCCAAGCTGCAGAACGCCTTCAGCTGGTCGAGCTACACCGAGATCACCTACGCGAAGCTGCGCTACCCCAACAGCGCACTGGTGGCGTTGCGGGTGGATGCTGAGCAGTTCAACAACATCCCCAGCCGCAGCTACCTGATCCGCGGCCTAAAGGTGCGGATCCCGTCCAATGCCACGGTGGACATGGTGACCCATCCAGGGCGGCTCACCTATGCCGGCATCTGGGATGGCACCTTCCAAGCCGCGACCTACACCAACGACCCCGCCTGGTGCCTGTTCACCTCCAGCCGCTACGGGTTCGGAGATCACATCGACACCGCGCAGCTCGACAAGTGGGCGTTCTATGCCGCGTCGGTCTACAGCAACGAGCTGGTGTCTGATGGCTATGGCAGCACCGAGCCGCGCTTCAGCTGCAACATCAACATTCAGACCGCTGAGGACGCCTACAAGCTGATCAATGACATGTGCTCGGTGTTCCGGGTCATGCCCTACTGGAGCACCGGAAGCCTCACCGTTAGCCAGGATCGGCCGGCCGACAGCTCCTACCTGTTCACGCTCGCCAACATCAGCGAGGAGGGCTTCAACTATCAGGGCAGCAGCCAAAAGACCCGCGCCACCGTCGCGGTGGCTAAGTATTTTGACCTAGATCTGCGCGATGAAGCCTACGAGGTGGTCGAGGACCAGGCCGCCATCGTTCGCTATGGCGTGATCACCAAGGAGATCACCGCCTTTGCCTGCACCAGTCGCGGCCAGGCGCGACGCCTGGGTGAGTGGCTGCTGTATTCGGAAGGCTACGAGACCGAGGTGGTGAACTTCACCGCCTCCATTGACGCGGGCGTGCTGGTGCGGCCGGGCCAGATCATCGAGATCAGCGACCCGGTGCGTGCCGGGATGCGCCGCGGCGGCCGGATCGTCAGCGCCACCACCACCACCGTGACGGTGGACGACACCACGCAGACCGACCTCAGCGCAGGCGCCAGTCCGACGCTTTCGGTGGTATTGCCCGATGGCACCGTCGAAACCCGTGCGGTGTCGCTGCGCAACGGCGCGGTGCTCACCGTCAGCCCGGCGTTCAGCGCTGCACCCAACGCCAACAGCGTCTGGATCTACCAGACCTCCGACGTGCAGACCTCCACCTGGCGGGTGCTGACCGTGCAGGAGCAGGAGGGCGCCCAGTACGCCATCACCGCCCTGGCGCACAACGCCTCTAAATACGCCTACATCGAGCGCGATGTGCCGTTGCAGCAGCGCGATGTCACCAACCTCAACGAGGCGCCGGATGCGCCGGGCAACCTGCGTGGCTCCGAGCTGCTCTACGAGAGCAACGACCGGGTGCTCTCCAAGCTGCTGGTCAGCTGGCGGCCGGTGGTCACCATCAACCAGTACCTGATCCGCTACCGGCAGCAGAACGGCAACTGGGCATCAGCGGTGGTCGAGCGCCCCGACTACGAGATCCTCGACACCTCGCCGGGCAACTACGAGATCCAGGTCTATTCGATCAACGCCGCTGGCAAGCAGTCCACCCAGCCTGCCAACCTCACCTTCACCGCCTACGGTCGCACCGCTGCGCCATCGGACGTGACGGGCGTGACGCTGGTGCCGATTGACGAGGCCAGCGCGATCCTCAGCTGGACGCTCGCGCCCGACCTCGACGTGCGCGTGGGCGGCAAGGTGCTGATCCGTCACAGCCCTGCCCTGGTGAGCGCCACCTGGGACCAGGCCACCGACATCGTGCCAAGCGCTGCCGGCAGCCAGACGCAGAAGCAAGTGCCGATCCTGGAGGGCACCTACCTGCTGCGGTTTGAGGACAGCTCCGGTGTGCGCAGCGTCAACAGCGCGATGGTGGTGGCCGATCTGCCGGAGCCGCAGCCGCGCCTGCTGGTGGAGGAGTACGCCGAGGACCAGATCACGCCCACGCCGTTCACCGGCACCAAGGTGGACATGAGCTACGACGGCACGCTCGATGGCCTGATCCTCAACAGCTCCGGCGGGTCAGTGCTCAGTGAGGGCAGCTACAACTTCTCAAGCACGCTGGATCTCGGCGGCGTGTTCGATGCCAACCTGCAGCGCCGCTTCGTCACCCGCGCCTACCTGCCAGACGGGCTGTGGGACAGCAAGCCCGGCCTGGTCGACGAGTGGCCGGCCATTGATGAAGACAACCTCGATGGCGTCAACGCCACGCTCTACGTTCGCGCCACACCCGACAATCCCAGCAGCTCCCCAACATGGGGCGCGTGGCGCGAGTTCGCCAACGCGATCCTGCGCGGCCGTGGCTTCCAGTTCAAGGTGATCGCCAACAGCAGCGACCCGGCGCAGAACATCGTGATCGACGAGCTGGGCGCCCTGGTGGAGCTGCAGCAGCGCGTCGAGCAGTCGGCCATCCTCACCAGCGGTACCGGGACTTACTCTGTGGTCTACGCAAACGCCTTCTATCAGGCACCAAGCGTTGGTATCACTGGGTTCGACATGGCGACAGGCGACTACTTCACGATTGCCTCCGTGACACGCACTGGTTTCCAGGTAACCTTTAGGAACAGTGCCGGCACTGCTGTGAGCCGCCAGTTCACCTACACCGCCATCGGCTACGGCAGGGAGGTCTAAGGAGTGGCGCAGCACGATTACAGCATTGCCAACCAGAGCGGAGCGGCGTTCAGGCAGGATCTGAACAATGCGCTGGCTGCCATCGTCAGCATCAACAGCGGCAGCACGGCGCCTGCGACCACCTTTGCCTACATGCTCTGGCTGGACACTGCCGCAGGGCAGGTCAAGCAGCGCAACGCGGCGAACAAC